GTGACGTTATTAAAACTCGTATTTCTTGAGAGTATAGGTCGCAAGTCTTTATTTGACAAGAATATGTTACAAACTGTATATGTATTTCGCCGTCGCTTAAAGATTTATAAAGATGGGGTAATGGGCAAAAATTCTGGACTAATTGCTTATGCTTGGTATGTATGGGATAAAAAATACAATGGTAGCCCTAAAATAGAATGGATATAAGAAAATGAAAATAGAAATAGATAAAGAAAAAATAGCAAAATTGTTATTTGAAGAGAGAGGTAAAATTCATGCTCCTTATGGTTGGAATAATTTACCTCAATTTAGAAAAGATAGGTGGTTAAGAAAAGCACAAGTCATCATTAAAGAGATAACCGGAGGGTTAAATAATGGACAAACCTAAACTAAAAGAGATACTTGAGAATTTATATTCTGATGGTTCTTATGATGAAGAATTTCCCTCTAAAGAAGCAAAAAACAGAATCGCTCAAGCCGAAGCCGAAATCCTTGCTTTGTTCAAGCCACAATTTACCGAGGCACAGTCGTGAGGCCCTATATCCAAGTTAATAGCTTGGGTATGGGGATTTTTTATTATGCCAAAAGAAAAGATTTGCCCGGTATCTGAAGTCCGAATAAGCATTCCGCGAAAGCGGCTGATTAAACTATTCTATGACTTTTCTGCGCTTGACCCTTACGATAACGTGGAAATGCGCGGGTTTTTGAGGAAATTAGAAAAGAATATTGAGGCGCTCCGGCACGTAGCCAGTATCGTCGAGAATATACTTCTGCGCAGTGGGTAAGATTATGGCGCAAGTTTGCATAACTTCTTACATCATATAAACTTTAAGTAGGGGCGTAGCAATAAAGGTCTTTTATTTATAAAAGTATGTTTGTCCCTTTGCACACGCCTCTACCAAAATTAGGTTAAATTTAGGTTATGTCAAGATTAAATATTAAAGACGATGGTGTAGCTACACAATTTCCAAAGAATAGGCCTTATGCTCCTAATGCTGGACATAAAGGCCCTTACCTCATTCCATTACTTCGTAAGTTCCTGGAAAAGAAAATCTCATTTGAAGACCCTGAAACCCAAAAGATAATTAAAGGAAAAGTTAAGGATGCAATTATGTGGAGATTATTGCTTAATGCAGCGCAAGGCGATAATGTCGCTATAAAAGAAGTGCTGGATAGATTAGACGGCCGGGCGATACAAAAAATTATCGGCGAAGGATTCAACAGTGATACCAAAATAGTGATTGTATATCCGCAAGGATGGAAACCAAAAGAGGAAAGAATTGAGCAACAGCAGAGTAGAATATTACAAGACGTGGCGAAAGAAGAACCCAAGTTCCTATAAGAGGGCAGTCAAAAAATACAATATGGAACATAAGGAAGAAATACTTTCTCGTAATAGGGCTTGGAAATTGGCTCATAAAGATTTAATAAGTATCCGAAATAAAGAACATACCAAGAAACTTCGCTATCAAGTCTTATCTCATTATTCTGGAAGCGACCAACCATTTTGTAAACAATGTGGGCATAGCGATATTCGGGCTTTATGCATAGATCATATCAATAATGATGGTGTATCTGATCGTAAAGTAAACGGTAAAGCACAAGCATTTTTAAGATACTTAATTCGTAATAGCTATCCAGAAGGTTATCAAATTTTATGTGCAAATTGTAATTTAGTTAAAGAGATAGAACGAAGATGAAATTAGAAATTAAAAATTTCCAAGCGGATTTTTTATATTCCAAAGCAAGATTCCCCTGCTTAATCGGTGGGATAGGTACGGGTAAAACATATATGTTATTGCTCAAAATAATGCAATTTTGTGAGAAATATCCAGATTCTCTTGCTTTGATAGCAAGAAAAGAATATACAGATTTGCGTGATTCAACTGTATCCGATTTCCAGAAATACTTTAATACTGCCGTAGATAGCAATAAAGAACATATCCTCCCCAATGGTTCAAAAATAATGTTTAGACACGCCGCAGAGATAAATGTTCTAAAAAATATAAATTTAAGTATTGTTGGAATTGAACAAGCTGAGGAATTTGAAGATGATAGTCAGTTTATTTTCTTACGAGATAGGTTAAGAAGAAGTAACGCTCCATATCAACAACTTTGTTTAGTGGCAAATGCGAATGGACATAATTGGTTATGGAAGAATTGGGTAAGCAATCCAAAAGAAGGATTTGATTTAAGCACCGCCACCACCTTCGACAACATAGACAACCTTCCTGAGCCTTTCATCAAGGATATGCGTCAGATGGAAATAGACTCGCCGCATCACTATCAACAGTTCGTAATGAATAGCTTTGAAGAAACCGGAACTGATGACGCGCTGATGAACGCCAGGCACGTGTATCAGTCAAGTAAATTAGTCTTTCCTTACTTCGGAGCTATGGGCCGGATATTAGCCATAGATGTAGCCAGATATGGCGATGATGAAACTGTATTCTCTGCGATAGAAAAAGTCAGCGATATAAATTTCATACAGATACACCAGGAGTGCTGGCACGATAAAAGCCTGATGGAAACAACCGGTAAGATATTAGACCTGAAACGCGCGCTTAATATAGATTTAATCGTAGTAGATGATGTAGGTGTCGGAGGTGGTGTGACTGACCGCTTGCGTGAGTTAAGGTTCAGGGTTCAACCTTTTAATGGCGCGGAAACTCCATCTAATCCGGTGTATGGCAATAAACGTTCAGAGGCATTTTTTAATCTAAAAGAAATGATAGACCGGCAACAGTTGAAAATAATTGATGACTTTATTTTATCCGAACAGTTGTTAAGCATAAGAATTGAATTTAAATCTAACGAAAAGAAATTCATCGTAAGTAAAGAGAAGATGCGTAAGGATGGGTTGAAGTCGCCGGATAGGGCTGATAGTTTATCAATGGCTTGTTATTATAAAGACGCTGTAAGAAGAGGAATGGCAGAAACAGCAGGAATAGCGGAGTTCGCTAACAGTGATTATAAACTACTTTAACAATGGGAGGAAGGAATGTTTAAGTATTTATTAAACCATTTTTCAAAAACGATATCCAATGAGTGGGGTTGCTTTTGGGGATCAGGGAATAATCAAACACCGGAAGTATCACCGTTACCTAATCCATCGCCTATACCATCAGCTTCAGATACAGCACCGGCAGAAACAGCTGACGCTCGTAGAAGGAAGTTAGCGGCGATGAGATATGGAATGATGTCGACAGTTAAGACCTCACAGCGTGGGATAACAGGTAATGCGCCGGACTTGTCTACGCCGGCCGCTACAGGCGCTAAGGCAACGTTAGGAGCATAATGTCGCTTAAAGTAGTCATAGCTATACCTTCAGAAGACCAAGTGTATACCGACTTTGCTTTGTCGCTGGTAACGATGGTATCTATGACTTTACAAAAGCATTCAAGCATTATTATTTTGTCTATTGTAAATGAGAAATCTTGCTCTATAGCACAATCACGGTGCAAGTTAGTAGAGATGGCTAAGCAACAAAAAGCGGACGCGATATTATTTATAGATGATGATATGGTGTTTCCGGCTGACCTGTTGATAAGGTTAGCCAAACACAATAAAGACATCGTAGGTTGCGAAGCTATCACGCACCGGATACCGTTTAAGTCTAACTGCGTCAAGATCTCCGGCCAGTCAACCGATGGCTCTGATCACGGACTTGAAGAAGTATATTCGGTAGGTACAGGCATTATGCTGATACGTATGCCGGTGTTCGACAAACTAACCATTCCATACTTTGACCAGATATACGACAAAGAGAAGAATAGATGGCAAGGTGAGGACGTGGGTTTTTGTATCAAGGCCGGATTAGCAGGGATTAAAATATATGTAGACCACGATTTATCTAAAAGTGTAGACCATTTAGGAGTAATGCCGTTTATGATACAAGACCTGAAAGGATATCAAGATGCCGATAAGTAGTATGCAGGGTTCAACGCCTGTAAGCACACCTATCAAAAAAGGAAGATACCAAGAGACATTACTGGATAGATGGTCTTTTATGAAACGTGGTACGGCCTTACGGAATGAATCAATGTTGTGGTATCCAGCTTTTAAAGATTTATCCAAATATATCAATCCCACGCGCGGTTTCTTCTATGATAACCGACCTAATGTAGGTTTTGAAATAGACCATAAGACAGTCATAGACTCAACCGCAGAAGATGCTATTGGCACACTGGCTTCCGGTATGGTATCAGGACTTACTTCGCCAAGCCGACCGTGGTTTAAGTTAGGGTTGCCTGACCCGGACTTGATGGAATATGCTCCTGTCAACCAATGGCTTGATGTAGTGCAAAATAGAATTCAAGATATATATTCTAAGTCAAATATCTACGGTTGTCTTTATTCAGCTTATGAGGAAATAGCAACCTTTGGCACAGCGGCGGTATTCCTTCAGGAAGATTTTAAGGATGTAATCAGAGGGCGTGTATATACCATAGGCGAATATTCTTATGGCACAGGTTCAGATGGCCGCGTCAACGCGTTCTATCGCAGATTCTGGATGACCGTAGCACAGTTAGTAGAAGAATTTGGTTTGGATAACGTATCACCGGCCAGGCAGACGGCCTTTCGCAATAACTCACCGGATATATGGTGCTTGATAAATCAACTCGTAGAAGTAAACGACACCAGAATGCCGGAATATAAAGACTATCGTAATATGCAGTACCGCTCCATTTACTGGGAAGATGGCGCAATGATGGACAGCTACCTCAGAATTGGTGGTTACGAAGAATTTCCGGTACTGGCACCGCGATGGTCTACTACGACAACTGCGGACGCATACGGACGTTCACCTGGATGGAAGATGTTAGGAAACGTTAAGATGCTCCAGAAGATGCAGAAGAATAAACTTATAGCACTTGACAAGATGACTAATCCTCCAGTCCAGGTGGACGCATCGGTGCAAGGTGAAGCGAATATGGTACCCGGTGGT